CCCATTGCAACTCCGCCGGCAACATTAGCAGTTCCTCTTACATTATGACCTGTTTTATAATCATCTATACCTTGACTAATACCATAATATGCTCCTCCGGCTCCAACGGCTAATGGTGCTAAAACTGCTGCTCCTCCGGCTACAGCTGAGCCGCCGCCGATACTTGATAAAGTAGCTCCTAAAGATCCAGTAGCAGCAATTCCACCAGAGCCAGCTGTAACTCCTGGTAAATAAGTAGCTCCTTTTGCTAATAATCCAGCGCCACCAGTTAATATTTTTCCACCAATGCCTGATGTTAAATTACCACCAACATTACCTAAAGATCCTCCACCTATTTTACTAAGTAATAACATTGATCCAATAGTTAAAGCTTGATTTATTAACATTTTCCATAAATCAAATTTTAAAAATTGTAATATTTCTTTTTCTATTTTTAAATTTTCTATTGCTCTATCCACACCATGAACATCTTGATTTTTATCATAATTTCTTAGTGCTTCTTTATTTTGTAAACTAGTATCATGAGCAACTGTAGCTGTAACTAATTCTAACATACCTTTTATACGTTTTTCATAAGCTGCTTGACTTTCACCTTCTTTTGGTGAAAATGAATCTACATCAGCTCCATTAATTGATCGTGATAAACGAGAAAATGCTTCACTTCTATTCATACCGTCCGGTGATGATAAATTTAATGCTCTAGTTATAAAACCAGCATTCATACCAGAACTACCCGCTAAATCAATACCAAGTAAATCTGACATAGCAATATCCATAATGTCTCCATTATTGAATGCTGCATTAGCACGCATAACAGATGAATAATCTCCTTTTTCAAATCCAGCTGTAGGATCTTTCCAAACTTTCATAATATCTTGAACATATGAATAAGCTTCTTTTTCAGTATAACCTTCACCAATCATACTTGCCATTAATGCTTGGCCTTGTGCATTCAACGTTTTACTTGGATCTGCTGTATTAAAATCAATATTAGTTAACACCGGTAATAAATCAGTTGTAAAAGAATCTATAATTCCTGATTGTAATAATCTATTTCCTTCTTTAGTTGCTTGTAATAAAAGTTGTTGACCTTTAATTTGTTTTAAAGAATCATCATTTAAATTAAATTGTAAAGTACTCCAAGTATCAGATTGAGTATTCAACCAAGGCATTAATTTTTTATCTGTTGCATTCTCAATTGCAACTTGTATAGCATCATCACCTTGGAATCCTTTTGATACTGCATCAGAAATTGCAGGAAACAATTCATTATTAAAATTTAAAGCTTTATTTAAAACAGGATCTCCGCTTATTGTAGATAATCCACTTCCGATATAATTATGAGTAGCTAATTTATTAGTACCCATTCTTCCAGCTATATCTGTAAATCGAGATTCATATTGATTACCCATTTCAGATAATCCTTTTTCTCGATTATTCCAAGTCATTATATTATCCCAGTTTTTTTGATATTCCCAGAATCTATTATTTAATGTTTTTAAACCAGATTCAATAGCTTTAATAAATTTACCAGATAAATCTGAAAACATATTAGATAGACTATCTTTTGCTTGTTCTTGTCTATTAAAAACAGCATTATCTTTTCGTTCTTGTCTACTTCTTGCAGCATCATCACGTTTTCTATCTAAATCTTGTTTATAAGCATCAGTCTTTTTATATTCATTACGTTCAAATATATCTAATTCTTTAAGTCTTTGTTTTTCTTTATCAGTTAACTGTCTATTATTTTTAATAGCTTGTTCATATATTTCATTTTGTTGTTTAACAATATTAGCAGTATTATCTGTAATATTTTTTTCTTCTGCCTTTTTTATATCATTAAGCATATCTATATATTCTTCTTGTTGTTTAACTAATGCATTATGTTTTTCTTCAGATATTTTTCTTGAAAGTTGTTGTTCTTGTTGATCTATACTTAATAAATGTTCTGCTTTTCTTTCTTTTATTTTATTAAGATTATCTATTTGAGTTTGAAAATCCTTTTTTAAAAAATCTTCTTTTAATTTATTTATTTCTGCTTGGGCTGCTTTTTCTTCATTATTTAATTGTATACGTATTTTATTTTCTTTATTATTACTATATTCTCCAGCTCTTGATCTTGTTTTATTATCTGCACGTAAACCTGTATATTGACTTTCAATATCTGCAAGAGCTGCTTGGGCTCTTTCATTATATCCACTTAATATAGTATTATAATTAGATTGTATTAAGTTGCCCATAATATCAGCCATTGCTTCACCTCTTTTACTACATACTATTCCTATATTTTTATTTTAATATCAAATGAATAATTAAAGATAGAAATGATATAATAATATTTGTAATTCTAAAACATGAAGGAGATTAATTATGTCAGAACAAAATGGTAAAGAAATAATTAAAGTTAAAAAAGAAAAAGGAGTTATCAAAGAAGTAATGTTTAATGATAATTCTACAGTAACAATTGATGAAGCAATACAAATGGCTGAAAGAAATGAAATTATTGGAGTACACACAGGAATAACACGAGGTGATAATCCTCATAAAACTTTAATAGGTAATCCTGATGGAGATCCATCTAATAATTTAGATAATTTACCTTCATTTGAATAAATCTATTAAAGTATAAATAATACCTTCTTATATGATTATATTATATAGGAAGGTATTTTTATATTACAAGTTTATTACATTTAAAAGAAAACTATTTACAAATGAAAGAAACTATGATATAATTACAATATAATTAATAAAGGAGATGTTAACTATGGCAAGAATTAAAAATAGTATAGTTCCTAATCTTTTCGGTGGTGGACAAGAACAGATTATATCAATGGATGATGGTTCTGAATATCGTATTAAAAATAGTATAGTTCCTAATGTATGGGGAACAGGTAATGAACAAATAATTGAACAAACACAATCTCCTTATATAAATAATTATTCATCTTCTAATAGATATGCAGGAAAACCTGAACCTGAACATTTTGGTCTAAAAGTTTTGTTAGCATTAATAGGACTTGCTGCTATTGGTGGTTTGGGTACGTTACTTGCTTATATACTTGAAAACTTTGTTTTTTAATTTAATAACAAACTAAATAACAAATGGCTCTGATATTTATTCAGAGCCATTTTTGTCATCATCTTCTGGAACATTAAATCTACTATTCTTTAATTTAATTGGAGCTTGCACTATTTCAGTTCCATTTTGATTATTCTTAGCATTTTCAATTGCAATTCGTTCTGTTTCTTTAATATCTTTATATGCTTCATGTATTAACATAACTTCATAATCTGTTTTACCTTCAAGATATTCTGCAGAATAAGCTCCTTTAAATGCATATAGTAATTCTGTTTCTTCTTTTATCATTTGTTCAAATCTAAAGGAAGCACCAGATCTACCATCATTCAGCGATATTGATTTTAAATGTTGGTCGAAAAAAGGTATAGATGCTAGGCATCTCGCTCTCAACCCTTCCTTTGCACTCATCGCAATTATAATTTAATTTTGTTTGTAAACCATAATTTCCTTCATACTTATAATAATATTCCATAAACCACTCAGAGTCATAATCTGTCAATTCATCTAAAAACTGAGTAATTTCAACAGGAGCTAATTTACTATCATTATTAATAGCAACTACACGAGCTTCCCATAACATATCCATTTCTACAGCATCATTACCTGTAGCATCTTTTAATTCTTTAGCTCTTTTGGTTATTTCAGCTCTTTCACCTTCAGTTAATAACTTACATTTTAATATTGTACCAGAAACAGGTAATGGACCAATATCAAATAATGTTTTAAAACTATCAGGTACTTCTTTAACATCAAGAATATTTAAATCTAATTCTACATCATTTACATTACTGCAATATGGACATCTATCTTTGAAAGTATGTTGATTACCATAAGTTAATACTCTTAAACGATAAAGTAAATATTTTGTTTCAAATGGAAGTAAATTATAAATATTAAAATTCTGAGGTTCTACAAGTACATGTTGTAATAATGCTAATAGAATATCATCTACTTCTGTCATTAATACTTTCTTTTTGTCTTTTCTCTGTAATGCTCTAATAGTAATTTCTCCTGGAATATTTGGAACTAATCCACGTGTTGGTAATTTAACTGTCTCTATTAAAGCTGTTTTTTGATTAAAGACTGTTTGTGCTTTTTCTTTTAATTGTTCATTTTGATTATTTGGTTGAATTATTTGTTCATCACCTTGTTCCACAAACTGTGAAGGTATACCTTTTGTTAAATCTGGTTGAATATCAGTTTTTGGTCTTCCTGCCATAATTTTAATCTCCTTATATAATATATTCTTTTAGTTTGACTAAATCTTCCTTTAATTTTATTTTATTTATAATTCTTTATAATTAAAAGATAATTCTACATTGTATTACAGATTTATTACAAATGAAAGAAAACTATTTACATTTATAAGTATCTGTGTTATAATTGTATCATAATCAAAATTAAATAAATAAAGGAGATAATTTTTATGAAAAATCCACTATTCTCTAATGAACTAATTATTGTTGAATTTAATGGTAACCAATATCTATCTATGTATATGGGAAGACAAAAAGGATTTGAATGTATTGTCTGTGGTGCCGGTGAAAACTGTCATACATTTAATATTTATAATAATCCTGATGATGTTAATGATTGTAATTATGAAACTTGGGGTTTTGGTACTCAACATCTTTCTTCTTTAAAGTATATTGGTCCTATTGATGTATAATATTACAATTCTGTTACAAATGAAGAAAAACTATTTACATTTATAAGATTATATGTTATAATCATAACATAATCAAAAATTAAACATTTAAAGGAGTTTTTAATAATGATTAAAAATTTTGAAAAGTTACCACAAGATGTCCAAGATAAAGTTAAAAGTATATTAAGATGTTATGATGCTGTTCATATTAATTTTGAATATGGAAAATATGAAGTAACAACAAGTGTTTGTATTAAAGCTACGTATGGACCCGACCACAAAGTGATTGGTACAATGTATAAGAATGATATTTATACTCCTACAGAACAAATGGAGAACTATATTAATAGTTTTCGAGATTATCCTATTGAATATAAAGGAAACAAAGATTATGTTGGTATACTTAAGAAAATGGAAACAGAACGAGAATTTGATTGGACAGCAAACACTCTTACTCATTGGATTGGTAAAATTAATGAAGTTGGTAATTTTGTGTTAACTCATAAAGAAACAGTAAATCTATAAAAAATATAAAATTATAAAGGAGATTAAAATAATGACTTACGAAGATATTAGTACAAAAATTGCTAATGGTAGCTATAATACAAAACTTCCTTATCCAAGTATTACAAAATTTAAAGAAGGTCATGTTTTTGATGAAAACAAATCTGTAAAATGGAATCGTGAGACTTCAGAACGTCTTACTATGGATGCTAAAAAAATGAAAGATGCATATAATCAAGATAATAATAAGCTCCATAATGAATTTCGAAAAGATGTTATTGATTATATTATTTTATATACTAATAAACCTAATCAAGCTAATGCAGCTTTCAATTATGCTTATGCTGAAGGACATTCATCTGGTTATAATACAGTTCTTCAAATTGCTGATGATCTTGTAGATATTCTTAAAATAAATAATTAATAAAGGAGATTAATCAAAATGTTTAATTTGACTGCTTGGGCTCTAAAAATAAATAAGAAAATTGATACTGGTTTTAAATTTAGACAGAAATTTGGAGATTGTGTTAGAGTTCATGATAAGAATAATTCTCATTGGCAAATTTCAAATTTGAGAGATTATTCATTAAAATGGTATCCTATTGAAGAACTACAAGAATTTTGTGAAACTATTACTCATGAAGAGTTTGAAAAATTTCAAATAAAATTTCATAAAGGAGAGATTGATAATGATTAGTCCAACTGAATATAATATTATGAAAACAGATCGTTTTGACATTAACCATCTTACTACAGATATAGATATAAAAATTATTGAAGAAGCTAACAATCCACAATATCCTTGGTTAGAAATTATTTTAGAAAAAGATTTACCTTATATTGTTAGAGAAGAAATAGCTAAACAATATTTGACAGCTGGATGGAATTTTGTTGTTCATCAAACTTCTGAAGAAAATGGTGAACGTGCTGGATTAACTTCATTTGTTTTTTGTACAGATGCTACCTATCAAGAATTTTTTACAGCATATAGAAAATCTATTGAAAATAAAAAATGGTATGTAGTTAATAGATCGGGTATTTATATCCTTGAAAATATTAATGAAAATAAATAATTATATGTTTTATGATTATAATTATAAAAGAAGGTTAATAATATTAATATAAAGGAGATTATATTATGAAGGTAGAAACAGCAATAAATGATTTAAATGATTTAGAAAAACAATGTAATAAAATAAGAGAATTAATATTAATTGTAAATAATCCTAATGAAGAAATTAAAGAACAAGTTAAAACATTATATAAACTTGGATTTTATAAAGTAGAGTTAGATGACTTATTTACTGTATTATCTAATGCTAAACATTATCTTCGTGATAGATTATATAATGCAGAAGTTAATATATAAAGGAGACTAATTATGATACAATTTAATAGTATGAAAGAACTACCTTTTGAAATTAAATTTATTTATTTTATGTATGGACTTCTTTCAAGTATAGTTCTTATGAGTTTAGGAATATTTATTTTTAAAGTAATATCATAAAGGAGAATAATTTATAATGTTTTTAATTTATAAACTTGATAATAAAGGAAACAAACAATATTTATCTGTAAAAGATATGATAATTATTTCAAAACCTGAATTTACAAATAATATAGAAAACGCTAAATTATATCATATTGATCTAGATGCTGAATGTGATATTGATAACTTTTTAGAAGATCATTCAAGAATTAATGAAAAGACTTTTAAAGTATATAAAGATATTTTAACAATAACAGATACTTGTGAGTTTACATAATTATATTACAATTTAATTACAACTGTAAGATTTTTATTTACATTTATAAGAAACTATGATATAATTATATTATCAAATAATAAAGGAGATAATAAAAAATGAAAAAAATAATTACTTTACTTTTAACATTAATAATGATTTTATCAACAGGAGTTTCAGTATTTGCAGGACATCTTGAATACGAAGGTATTGACAATAATGGTAATCCAGTTAAACCTTATTATGTACCTGATGAGAATGATTTAGATTTCTCAGAGTATGTTGGAAGATGGTATGACCAGAATAATAATGTTCTTGATATTATAAAAGTAAATGGAAATGAGATTACTTTTAGTGCTTATGATTATTTTCCAGAGATTATGATTAAGATTGCTGAATTTGATAATAGATGTTTTTGGTTAGATGGTAATAAGTATTATGAACTTATTTTTCATGAGAATAAAATAGCTATTAATATGAATCGCACTGTATTTTCATTTAATAGAAATATTAAACCAAATTATCCTGAAGATATTAATGGATTACCTGTTTTTGATTTCAATAGTTTTATTGGAACTTGGTCTGGAAATAATATTAATGTTACAATTAAGTATGTTTATCCTGATGATAGATTTAATATTGATTTTTGTGGTGATACATTAACTCAGTTTCCTATTAAAAATAATCAAATTTATATTTATGCGTATAAAGATTCTTATAGTTTTCTATCATCAAAAGAAATGGGTGGAGCAGAAGGTGGTATTAGATTTACAGTATATCCAGAAAGTGTTAGTAGAATTACTTTAATGGAAGATAAACTTTTTTATGAATATTGGTGGTACAATAAAGACAATCCTAATGAAAAGAAAAATTATGGTAGTTGTATTCTCACATCAAACATTAAACCAATCGTATTAGTACCTGGTAATTCAAATATTGAAGTAAATGTAAAGGAGTTTAATAATGAATGTAATAGAGATAATAATGATGATACCAATAGTAACATTAATACTGACATTAATGAATATAATAGTTTCTTGGATATAGATAATAATCATTGGGCATACGAATACATCAGAACGTTAACAGAAAAAAATATTATTAATGGTTATTCAGATGGAACATTTAAACCAGATAATAATGTAACGAGAGCAGAGTTTAGTAAATTACTTTCTTTGACAGCAGATATTAAAATTAAAAATAATATTAATTTTAATGACGTAAATAATAATGATTGGTATTATGAGTATATTCAGTTATTGTCTAATTATATGAATAATTATGATAATGAGTTTAAGCCAAATAATAATGCGTTAAGAAATGATATTATTATAGCAATAGTTAAATTAAAGAATTATAATTTAGAGAATGTAGATTTATCAGTTTTAGATAAATTTACAGATGTAGAGAATAATAGTGATAATATTTATATTGCAGCAGCTATTGAGAATAATATTATTAATGGATTTGAAGATAATACTTTGAGATTATCTAATAGTTTAACGAGAGCTGAATGTGTTACTGTTTTGTATAGATTATTTGAGTAAATATTACATTTATAATCATTTGTGATATAATGATTATAATATATAAGGAGTTGATAAAATGGAATTATTTGATAATTTACAAAAATTAGAAGAAATGGCGCGATTGGGATTTATAAAAGATAAACAAGGAAAGAAAAATGAATATGAAGTTTATCTTTATACAAATGATCCTGGTAAAATAGCACATTTTCATATGAGAGATGTTGAAACAAATGGACAAAAATTTAATACATATATTGAAATAGAAAAAGCAGAGTATTTTCATCATGAAGGAAAAGAAGATGTATTAAATAGCATTCAGAAACAAAATTTAATTAATTTCTTAAATGAGAAAAATAGTAAATTTTTTGACTTAACTAATTATCAAGTTATGATTAAATTTTGGAATATTAATAATTCAGATGTAGAAATAGATGAAGAAACAGAAATTCCAAATTATAGTCAGATGTAATAGCTATTAGAAATAATATTAGTAGAGCTGAAGCTGTTACTTTATAGATTATTTGAGTAATAAACTAACATATAAGGAGATAATTTAAAATGAAACAATTATTTAGTATAATAATGATTTTTGTGATGTTTCTAATGCTTTCTATTAATGTTATTGGATATAGTTATAGTGATTATATTAATGAAATTAATAATGCTGTAGAAAGTCATGAGAAAGCTTATAAGGTAGATACTTTAGTATATGCTGAAAATGCAATAGACGCAATTCAAAACGGTGATGATTTATATTACCTTGATAATCAGTGCAATGTTTACAAAATTAATTTGCTTACAAGACAACAAGAATTACTAATTAACGGTGCTGATATAAAAGTAAATCATAACAACACAATTTATAAAATAGATATGACAAAAGTAAATACCACTCCATTAAGATATAATTATTATCTTTATTATAATACTATAAATGATACAATCGCATTAGTAGCATCCTTCAAAGCCACAGATGAATTAACAGGAAATTTTGTCCAACCAAGATATGAAAATTATGAACTAATAAGCGTATCAATTTCAGTACCCGATTGTAAATTGTTGACTTATACTACGGGAGCGTATTCAAACAATGAAACAAATTACAGAATTTTAGGAACTATAAATAATAAATATTTTGTTATTGGTAATAATGGAAATTTATACTTGCTTAATTCTATAAATACAAATTATATACGAAAAGATTATATCAATTCTTTACAAACATTAATTAATTATAATTTTGGATATGAATCGTTTATTAATTATAATGGAAATATATACATGTCTCAACATGGAAAATTATTTAAATATAACTATAATAACATTACTAATATTTATTTATCTAAAGAAAATGTAACTTATAGTACTGTTAAAAATAATGCTTTTTATATTTATATTAATGAAACATTCATAAAAACAGATTTTGAACTTAATCAATATTATTCTTTTACAGTAAATGATATTTATGTTGCAGATAACTTACCATTAAATTTAATAGAACCAACATGGGAATTTACTAAACTTTATATTTCTTCAAAAGATGATATTGTTTTTTATGATTTAAATACTAAAACATTTAGAATAATTGAAAGGAGATTTTAATATGGCTAATAGATATGCTTTAACAGATGAAGTAAGACTTAAATGGACTTCTAAAATTCTTCAAATGATAGAAAAGATTGAAAATAATTCAACAGAAAATGATTTATTAGAATTTGATTTATCTGATACTGAATTAAATCCTTATACTCTTTGTGAAATACTTGAAGCAGAAGGATTTGAAAAAGGAGATCAAGATGATAATGGTTGGCAGATGGATTTTTGGATTCCTTTTACAAAAGAAGGTTATGAAAAAATATTTAAAGTTGAAGGAACAGGAATTACATTTGAATTAAATCTTGTTGAACATGAGTTAACTAAAAAAGAACAAAAAGTAGAAGACATTGAAACAGATAATCATATTAAAGAAATGGTAAATACTGGTGCTAATTTAATTAAACAAATAGAAGAAGTATTAAGTGAAACAGATTAAATAAAAACACAACTATCATATGATAGTTGTGTTTTTATTTAAAATTTATTATTTGTTAAGGTCTATAGTTTCCTTCACCTTCATCACGATTATAGGTTGAAGTATTATCATCAGAATATTTATACGTAGTTCCAGTTCTTGGATCAACATAACTACCACTTGCTGGATCATAAACAATTCCACCATTTTTATCGTAATCATCTGTAGAAGCATTCATATTAATAGCATTACGTAATACAGTATTAATATTATTATCCTGTTCCATTACAGCACCAAAGGTTCTAACATCAACACCATAATCAGGAATACATCTATCGCACTTAATAGTAAAATCTAATTGACGTCTATCAGTTGAAGAATAATCCCAATTAGTACCAGGTAATACATCAGGCCAAGCATTCTCCATTTTCCAAACCCTTGGAGAACCACCTTTTGAATCATATTGAATTACAAACATATCTTTAGCATAATCATGTTTAAAACCAATATTTTGAGTTCTAGGATCATAAACGCAACGTGCCCAAGCAACCATGATTTGTTCTGTAAATGAACCTAAGAAAGATTCAACCTTTAATTGAGCATCTCCAAAACTAACTTTACCAGCATATTTTGTAGTATTATTATAATGAGGTATTTCAATCATTCCAAATTCTGTATTAGGAACTGAAAAACTAGAACAAGATACAAGAATTCTTTCAGCAGCTGAACCAAAATGAATACCACTATTGCCATCTCCAACACCAGGTCTGTCTGCTGTATATAAATGATCTAATCCTACAATTTGCAATTCAAAGTTATATAATCTATCAGGTTCATAAGCTAATAATCTACCCATATGATTAGTGCCTTTATATAATGCTCCACGTTTTGCAAAACTTTGGTCGTAGTCTAAATCCATTCTTTTATTAGTATCTCCAATTTGAAAAGCATTTGCCATAACAAACTCCTCCTTTCTTAAACATAATCATTATCCACCATATTGAGAATTATAATCTTGTTCATATATAGTTACTTCGTTAGGTGCAATTTCAAGATTAATATCCCAATCGATAGCAGCAGAAGCAATGGCTAATCTTACAGTACCAACAACATGACCACTATTTAAATCTGCCTTTGTCATAGTTTCTTTACCCATGATAACTTCATATCTAGTTAATACACCTTCACCTTGCATTACACTTAATGTTGGTTCTAATTTTGATTTAAATTCATTCCATGTCATCATGTTATTTAATTCAAATGTTAATTCAATACATGTTTTAAATATTAATTTTTTAACTTCATTTGCTACTAATCTAACATTTAAATTTTGTAATGCAGATTCATATCTGTCTGATTGATTAACAATGTTATAAAGTGTTTTTTGACCATATACACTATAATCATAACCATTAATCCAAATAATAGGATTGATGAATTGAACACTATCATTATTTTGCCAATCTGTAATATATCTTGATGATAACTCATGATTTGTTTTTAAGATTTCAGGAACAGATGCACGTCTTACACCAGCTGGTGGTAAATACATTTTATTTCCATTTTGAATTGATTTAGCATGAGTATATAATTGTACAAACGATGGTGGCATCCATTTGATAGTTGCAGTATTTAATGAAATGAAACACCATGGATCGTAAGCAGCTGCATAACTTGTTGAGAGATGCTCAAAATATTGAGGAACATCATCTATTGTTAAATCAAATGGAATATCTATATAAGCTACGCAATCTTTTCTTTCAGTAGCTACAGAAATTTGAGCTTCTTCAATAAATCTACGTTCTAATTTAATTGGTGAAATTATATCTTGAGGATAAGTTATTTTATCTACATAGCCACCATTAGAAATAAATTTAATATCATATTTATATTTATCTTTTAAAGGTTCATAACATTTTGGCACTTCATGAATTATATGATTATCAGAAGGATTATATCCACCTTGTAATTTAGCAATTTGTTTTCCTGATTGTGCAAATAATGAAGATACATAATCTAATGTTTCATAATCAGTAATATTTGGATTAATATCAAGTTTAACATAATTTCCATAAACAGATCTTGGAATTGTATAACCATTATAAGGTAACATAATACCAAATTTTAATAAAATGATTTTCCAAATATCAGATTTATTATAGTCAAGATCTAACATACCAATCTGACCATTTGATTTTCTATATCTAAATGAACATAATTCTATTCTTTCTAGATATTCTTTACCTCTATAAACGTAGACATACATACCTTGACCGGCAATAGTTCTTATGTTTGCATTTAAAAAGTTACCATTTGTTCCAGGGAACAGATAATCAATTGTAAATAAATTATAGTTACCATGACCATCAATTACTGGTAAATTATCTATATCTTCATTTCCATCAACATAAGGAGGTAATGCATATTTAATTACATCCATTAAACCAATTGAAGACATTGAAATTTCATATCTTCCATTAGCAGAAGCTAATGTAGCAAAAACCATATTAAATTCACCAAAACCAGCAACTTCTAATTCAAATTCAATATTAGTTAAGTTTCTATTATAAGTTACAGTACAACCAGCAGGAATTTCAATATACCATCTATCACTTGTTGAGTCATACATTGGAATTGGATCATTAAAATATTCATTATGAACATTTTTAAATCTTAATAACGGATCTACTGTAATAATACCTGAATTATCTACAATGCTTTCTAATTTTGCATCATATATAGTTGTTTGAGGTCCATTATCATTCTTTTGAGTTAATCTTAATGAGTATATATTAATTGGAGCTAACGAAACATTAGTAAATCCAAAAGTACCGGATACAAGTCTTGTTTCGCTAACATCTTCAGTAATAAAAATATCTATACCATCATTAATATAAGGTTTAATTAATGTTGAAGAAATTGTAGGACTTGAACTAAGTTTAATTTTGTTTATATCAATATTAATGTCAGGATATACTATATGTGGACGTGTACCAATTGGATTACCTGGAGAATTAACTGTTTTTGTATCTTGCCAATATAATTTAATAAAATAATCTGTACCTTCAACTACAGGATCATCACCTAAAACAGTCCAATTATAAGCATGTCTATAAATACCAGTATTTGGAGCACTTGTTGTACTTACCCAGTCGATTTCATATTCAGTTTCAAATCCACTATAAGAATATGCAAAACCTGTATTAATCCAACTAGAACTATTAAATTTCCAAATAGTTTCTGTTGAATTAACAAATGCAAATGCATTAGCTAATGCAGTAGCTGGTAAATCAGTATCATTTTGATATACTAAATTTCCACTGACATCATTAGGACCTGGCATATATAAATGATTTGGAACTACAGTAGCTGCTCCTGCTTGATAAATCCATACTTTACTATCTTGGACTGCAGGAATATTTGTATTATATATAACATCAGCAAACTTATCTGTCAATGTACCAGATTCATTTCTTAAATCATCAGGATATACTTTTTGAGTCATAATCCTATTTATATTAGGAATTGGTACTGAAGAATATTTTGATAACTTATTATCAAAAATATAAAAATCTTTAGTTACTCCTGTTGGATTTGCAGTTATTAAATCTTCCCATGTTGGAAAATCATTTTTATAATGAGGATTATTATATGGAGCACAATAATTCCATTCAGTATTAGTTATTTGAACATCTACAAAATGACTCCATAATTCATTTGGATCATTAGCAATTATATCAACTAATGTAGGATCTCCATATAAATCTTCAGGTGTTGCAAACACACCATTATATAATTTATTAGCATCAGGATTTCCTTTTGTTGATTGATTTAATTGACTTTTACCGAGACTATCAGAAATAGGAATCTCAGTTTCTACTAAATTACCAACTGCTGTATTAGTTCCAACTATATCTCTAATTTTCATTATAGCTCTTGCAACTGCTACATCAGGTAATAATTCAGGTGTATTTTCGCCATCATCATCTAAGAAATTTGTAATACGTCTTACACAAACAGGCATGCCACGAAGCAATAAGTTTGCAGCAAATTCCCATGAATTTCCAAACGGAGATAACGGATCTGGATTAGGTCCAAATATCTGAACAAAATTATCATATGGATATACTGTTATCCATCTATCTGAAGGACCATCTGATGCATTTATAGGCACCGCAACTATATTGTTATTAGGTAAACCTTTAGGACCTGTTATTGTTTGGTCATATTCTCTAATATTAATATATGGCATTATGTATTCACCAACTTTCTATTTTTTAGAATTACGCTTTTTAGAAGCTTGTTCTTTCTTATCTTGTTTTTCAATTTCTAATGAATATAATGGAATACCAGGTTGAGTATTACCAAGCTTTATTTGATTTAATATACTGTCTCTATTTGCTTTTGCCATAGATACAGCTTGTGGTATATATCCTGCTCGCTCATTTTCAAACTCTTGAATTTTAATTAAATTCATATTTAATAATTGTTGTAATTTTGGAGTTATTTGACTATTAATTGTTAGATAGCTATTACCTTTTAATTCAAGATTTTTACTAATTGTTATATCGCGGTCAGTTTTATTAATTATTTTTAACATGAATTGATTTCACCTCGATTTTTATATCATTATACCTATATTTTTATTTTATTTATAAGTGTCAATCTTGTATGTTTAATTCAAGGTTACCATCATCATTATATTCATTATCAGTATCTTCTGATTTAGTTTCTTCAATCTGTTCTTCTTCCATGTCATCATTTAAATCTTCTATAGCATCTTTTTCCTTTTTAGTTACATCTTTATTTCTATTCTTATTGATTAATTTACCTTTATAAATATAACCGTTAGATGACTTAGAATCACATATTGGACATTCATCATTAGAATCTAAAACTGTATCAGTAGGAAATAGATTACCACAAATTCTACATTGAAGAATATATTTATTTAAATAGTCATTAATATCAACTGTAGATTCATCTTCTAATTCAGGATCTACTATAATTTCTACATCATCAAATATATTATTCATTCGTCCACGTCTTTTTTGATTTTTATTAGAATCTAAATTTAATTCCATTTCTGGCATATTATTCACCTTCTTTTTCTTCAATAGTCATCTTATCATAAAATTTATGTTGATGAACTATATGACCATCTTCATAACAAGGTAGTTCAGCAGTAATATGAACACATGTTGGATTATGTGAACTAGATTTCCACAAATAAGCATCGTCACAAGTAGTTATAAATGCTTGTAAAAATAATTCTCCTGCATCTTTATGAGATACAATACTTGTATTATCAATTATTTCTCCATCTATTCTTAAATTAAAAACATGTTTAGCATTTACACCATATGGAATATCAACAATAAATTCTGGCATTGTAGAAAAAAACCAAATTAATTCTCTCATTAATTCATCATTTTCTTTTCTAGTTCTACTCCATACTTCAAAAGTATGAGAAAATAAAATTGGTACAGCATGAATACGATGAATTTTTCCATCACAAGTATAATCATATGGCTCATAAAACAAAGGAAAACAATCATTTAAATTACCATTCATTCTCATACCAAAATTTCTATTTGGAGACATAGTCCATGTATTACGAACCATATGTATTAATGGTAATTTAATTTCATCTTTTGCTATTCGTGGAATAACATTAATAATATTATCTGAAGGAGTAATAATAATTCTATCATCACCAGTAATTTCTCGCATTTTTTCTACAATAGCTTCTTCATAACGATAAATTGACATTATTATTACTCCTTTCTAATTTATATTAAAGTACTAAATTATTCTTTTGGATTTAAAATATCTTCTAATTGAGTAATATATTGCTGTGCTTCATCAAGATAGCCATCAAATCTTTTATAAGAAGGTGTACCAAAATTATCTTTACCTTTAGCTACATCATCAAGAGTTTCAGTAGCTTGTTTATATGCTCTTGCAGCTTTTGCATAAAAATCATAAGCAACTGTAAATTTCTTTTCTACTTTATCATTTGAATAACTAATTTCTTTAGCATCTGGAATATTAACTTTATAATCTTGTAATTTAGTTCTATAAGAAGATAATATGTTATATACTTTTTCTAATTTTTTAATACCTTGTGTACCAGATTTTTGAGATGCTAATAATTTTTTATATTTTTCTGGATCTACTAAATAGCCAGATTTATCATAATATGATTTATCATCATTGTACTGATAACCGTCTCTTGGAGTATTTCTATCAATCATACCTTGTCTTGCCATAGAACGTGAATACCGTTTATTTGATACACGAGGATCTTGATTATAATAACCGTAACCACCTGGAGCACCAGTATCAT